TGAAAAAAGAGTTGATGATTGATGATTCTGGAAGACCAGACAATACTTGTAAGAAATGGTGAGTCAGAAGACCGATTAGATTTTCAATATAACACAACAATAGACACAATATTCAATACATTCATCGGAGAACAAATAGAGGACAATCAATGGGAAGTTGTTATTGAAGATCCAAATGTTTTCATGGATGTTTATAAGTATCTTTCTATTATGATTGGTAATAGTGGTGTTGATAGTATGGATAATGAAGTGATTGTTGACTTGTATTGGTTGTTGTTTCGTGTTATATTGGACGGTAACTTATGTGATTGTACGTTGGTTTATGATGTAAAATATCAGGAGGATTAAACAATGGATGATATGTACACAAGGAATTATGGAAGTATGCATGATGTATCAGTAAGGATAACAGAAGCAGAAATATTATTATTATTTGACTTTGATGTATATACTGATATAGAAATTGAATCAATGGTAGAAACAGAAAGCAATATAGTCAAGGAAGCATTAGATAATCTTGTGAGTAAAGGATTAATCTGTGAGAATAATCATTATTATAATCTTCCTGAAAGAGTACAGGATGCAGTGGATTGTTTGAAACTTCGTGCAATAACTGATAGTAAATTATTGCGTGATGGTATAAAAGGGGGCAGAATAGAATGAAAATAGTAGAAATAACCGGTACTAAAATAAAATTTGACAATGGAAACACAATAACCTATGACCATATCCAGGATTGTTGTGAATATAACTATGCTGATTTTCTATATCTATGTGATGAATTAGATGTGGAGGGTTATGATTTTGAACCTCCTTTATGGTTTGAAAGGGTAGAGGGTGCAGGTTTCAGATTTGGCAATAGGGATAAGAGAATGTTCTTTGTACCTTGTTATTCTGAACAGAATGGTTATTATAGTGATGAAGTAGACATCTATTATAATGGACATTTAGCTATTGATGGATTGCAATGTGATGATATGTCATGAAACAACACATGACATAATCTGGGACACGGAAGAAAACCAATTCAGACTCATAAAGATAGAGTCTGAATACTGGCTTGAAGAACTAGAAGAACCAGAAGTGAATCTATGTTAATCAACAAGATAGGTGATGTCATACACCTCATCTGGGAGTTTCCTATACAAACAAAGACATCCCAGAAAAATGGTAATAGTTATACTGAATATCGTGTAACTGTACCAAGAGACCTTGTACTATTTGCAGACCTAGACACGATATCCTGTGATGGGAAACAAGTAAAGGTTCGTGACAACAGAGTCACTCTACCTGTGTCATTCATCCGAGAACACAAATATACTTCTGTGAAGTATGATCTTGATACATCTACTGAGGATGTATCCATAACCTTCCGCTAATTTTTTTTTATTAAATTTTTTTTTTGTGTTGGGTTTTATTCTATTTGTATACATATAGTGTAAAGCAGAGTGAAAATAATTTCTTTTTATATGGTTTCATAATAAAAGAGATTATTTTGTATTAAATACAAAAAATGGAATGATTCTTATGATACAAAAAATAAAGACAACACAAGGATTAATGAACAATAATACTAATACGCATAAGATAACAAGGGGTGCTTCACCAATCTTTAACTTCTGTATTGACGAGGTAACGCTTGATGATGGTACGCTCTCCGTGTCTTGTACTACATTGGCTGGTGATGTGGTGGAGTACAGTTTGGATATATCTTCTGATACTAAGGAGTTACCTGTTGAGTTGGAGAATTTGAATGTTGCGGGTGATGTGAATTTATTCCTAGCCCTTGCTTATCGAATTTATGAGTCTGGCTTAGAACCAAGTGATATGCCTAGTGGAGATTGTACTGCTTTACAAGAACGAATCAACGAGTTAGAAGCACAAATTAATCCGGACATATTATCCGTGTATGATATTAACCTAGCAGAACTAAGCATCACAAAATTCTATGGTGCAGTAAATGATAATATGGTTACTGGTGGTGAGATACAGATTGAATTGTATCCTGGAAAAGATGATATACTACCTCCAAAGCTCAACCAAGCCATTAGCGTATTAGATGTGAAACTCAATGATGAAGCAATAACAATCAATGCAAGGGGTATTAGCAATCAGACACAGAAAACTTGTATTTATATTAGCGCATCAATCAATGTGGAATACAATGACACACCAATCCCCATCAGTGTAACAATCAAAAACAATCAAACCGATAAGCAATATACTATCACAGATAGTATTAGTGTAGAAAATGGTCAAATCGTCCTCAATGGGGGGGGGGCAGTAGTAACTAACTATGGTGCAGAATGGAATATAAGAGTAGAGCCAAATAATGGTGCACCACTTGTATTGACTCTTGATTTGCATACTCCAAAGATGATTAACAACCTTGACACAGCAGGTTCTAATAGTTTGGTTGCCTTCAAGTTGAATAATGAAGCCATTCCAAAATCACAAACGCCTGCTAGTATAAAAGAGTACGGTGCACAGTATACTCTTACTATCCAATCATCCGACTTAGCAGATGGTGATAATATCATCTCCTGTCAAATACTTGAATCCGATGACACTTACCCAATAACCCTTGAATACACCTACAACACACAAGGGGGGGGGGGCAGTAGTCCTTAAACCATATGTGGAATTCACCAATGTTACTGGAAATCTACGCGTGGGAAGTATGGGAGCAGTAAACAGTGATCTAATCGTCTACAACAACACCAATGAGGAAATAATCGACATAGAAACAATCACAGACACAGAAATAATAGGACAAATAGGTGACTTCTTCACACGACAAATAACATCTGGCATTACCCTCACTCCAAGTCGTAGTATTATGATACTAGCAGGAAAAGGAGTACAAGAAGGAACAATACACTACACAACAAGAGCAATACTACGAAGCAGCGGTGAAGTACTAAACACTATAACAGGCACAGTACAAGTCACCACCTAAAGAATAGAAGAAGAAGAAAAAAAAAGAAGAGAATAGGAAGGATAAACCAACAACTTCTCTTCCTATTTGTATACATATACTATTAACAGAAGCAATAATAAGAAAAAAAATTATAATAATAATGGAAATATCAGGAGGATTAAACAGAAAAATGATGGCAAGAACACAAGAACTCCTAATCCTAGTACTAGGAATAATCGCAATATCCTCAGTCTTGACAAAAAACGAACAAGCACTACTCCTCGTAATAGGAATACTAGGAGGATTCCTAAGCAACAAAACCATGACTGAAAAACAAACAGAAACACTAGAACAATACACACTAAAATCCCAAGAAAAATGAACACCCCGAACACCACAACAAAAAAAGACCCCGAAGAATACCACTTCATAAACTACAGACTAACAAACCTAGAAAAAAACCTAAGCGAAGCAATCAAAAAACTAGAAACAGAACAACAAAACTACAACACACAAATAATGCAAACACTACAAAAACTACAAGAAGGACAAAACCAATCACACGAAACAATATCCAAACTAGAACAACGAACCACAGAACTAGAAAAAAACCTTACCTGCCTAGACAAACTCAAAGACGCAGCAAGCAAAAACTCAGAAAGAAACAAACACACCAACCACAGAATAGATGTCATACAACGAATACTACTCATAGTAGGAACCGCAGCAATAACTGCATTCATGACAGCCCTCTTCGCACTACTCACCAAATAAAAGAAAAAAATGAATAGAATAGATAATAATAAAAAAAAAGGAGAATTGATAAAAAATGGAAATACTAACATACAACCTTGAAGAAGGAACCGCAATAATCAAACAAGGAATCAACATACACAAAACACACATAACACCAGAAATACAAGAACTAATAGACAAACACACCAAAAAACAAGAAACCAAAACTAAACAAAAAAACAACAAAACAAACAAAAAACTAAACACAAAAAACAAAACCCCCACACATACACCAAAACACAATAAACAATGTACAAAAACACACCAATAATTTTTTTTTAAACACAAAGGTCACAAAAAGGAACACAAAACCACCAAAAAACCTACCAAATGTGACCCTATACAATACCAAACACAACCAAGGTTAGAATTATGAAAACTCAAGATATTCACGATATCATCCCACCATTACCAGGTGAACCAGCAACCTCACACCAAAGAGTGCTGATAATGGCAGAAAAGGGAATTCATACATTAACCGGATTATGTGAATACCTTGAAAAAGAAGAACCTCAACTAGCAGTATCATATGAATACTTACGGAAGTGCAGTGCAAAATTCAATTATTTTCAAAGAATAGATAAATACATTGAAATCAGAGAAATGGAACTAAGAGAAGAAGTAGAAGAACTATTCCAGAAACTCAATGTAATTGGTATACATGACATGGCACAATTCATAGAAGAACTCAACACCTTCAAAGAAGACATCATACAACGATACAAAAAAGGAGAATACAAAGCAAGCTATGCACTAAAATTAGTCAAAGATTATATATTCTGCTACCGACAAGCAACCGAGATATACTATATTAATAGTCGTCACAAACTAGAACCAGACATTGAAAAAGAAGACACAATCACGCCAGATGAAGAAATAATCAACATGGACCTACTCAGTGATGATGCAATGCAAGAAAGAACCATACTACTACACAACCTCATGAGAGGTGAAAACTAAATGCCCAAGTACCTAGGATTAGCCGAATGGAGCATCATAGTCAATGAGGGACGATGGAAACCAAGACCCTTTGATGCAATACTCATAGAATTCCTACAATATGCATTGCAAGGCAGGGTATGTAACTTGATGATTAGTCTTCCACCACGACACGGGAAGTCAACATTAATATCCAAGAATTTTGCCTCTTACTTCCTAACACACTTCCCCAGGGAAAATGTAATACTAAGCAGTTACACTCAAAGTCTAGCCAGTGAATTTGGTGGAGAAGTCAAAGACATAATACAAGCCTACGGTCCAACATGGAGTCCCTACCATGTCACCATCAAAAGTGACAGTCACGCCAAGAACAAATTCCACATCAGCCAACCCTATAATGGACGAATGCTAAGTGTAGGAAGTCGTGGAGGTATTGTAGGATTTGGTGCAGGACTATTCATCATAGATGACCCAGTCAAAGCAGAAGAAGTAGACAGTCTCACCACACAAAGAAAACTAGAAAAATGGTTCTACCGAACAGCAAGAACCAGACTAGAAAAACGAAGCAATGGCCTACCACCCATTATGGTACTAATCGCTCAAAGACTACACGTCAATGACCTACAAGGAATAATCAAGAAAACACAACCACAAAACGTGATGGATGCAAGAGAAGCACTAGACATACTACGCAGTGGTGGAACACTACCACAAAATGTATGGGTAGACATTAACTTCCCAGCACTATGCACACATCCAGAAACCGACCTACTACAACGTGAAAAAAACGAACCACTATGGCCAGAACAAATCAACAAAGAAACCCTACAAAACTACAAAGAAAGCATGGGAACACTACAATTCAACACCATCTACCAAGGAATACCAAGAGTAGATGAAGGACAAATGTTCAAACGCAGATGGTTCTACGACACACATGACAAACCATCATGCATCATACCATCCAGCCTAGTACCAGTTGAGAATGATCATCTACGATACTTCGATACTGCAACAGGAGGACCATATGGTGATGAAACCTGTGGAGCACTAACCACCTATGACGGACAAGACATGTACATCAGACACCTACACTGCAACCACTACTGGCCAAACGAGTTAAGTAATGCTATCCTAACACAACTAGTAGAAGACCAAAAAGAAATCGAATACCAATACGGAATGCCATACATGGCAAAGATAGAAAAAGAAGGAGGAAGTCAAACCGGAGCATACATCAGTGACCTTCAACACACTGATGAAGTCATTGACAATGAAATTATCCTACGTGCCGACAAGGTATCCAAACTAGGTGCAAAACGTAACCGTGCAACACAACTAGCAGTAATGGCAGAATTTGGTCATGTTTATTTCAGTGATGAAATTGATTATGATACCATAGTGGATACCTTAGAACAAATCATAGACTTTACTGGTGAAGATGGTAAAGCTGATGACCGTGTTGATGCAATCAGTGGTAGTGCACGACACTGGAAACGTGAAGCAAACAGACAATAACCACCCCCACAAACATTTGTATATATAAAAAAAACTGGAGGAAATAAAAAGTATGGCAGATAAAAGCGAATCATACATCGTCACAATGAAAGACGGAACAAAGCCACTCCTATTCGAGGAAAACATATACAACCAACTAGCAATCAAAAACAACACACCCAGCGTACTAAGCAGTCAATCAGACAGAGAAAAAGAAGAAGTAGCAACATGGAAAACACCCAAGTACGACCTCAACATGCTAAGTGAAATGCTAGAACTCAACACATGGCACCACCGAGCAGTACAAATAGTAGCAGGAGACGCCAAAGGAAACGACTGGTCACTAGTAGCCAAAAGCAACCTCACACACCAACCAAGTGAGGAACAAAAAACCATAGCAGAAGACTACATCAACAACCTACCCATCAACATACACAAACTATTCTACCAAATTACCTTTGACCTACGAGGAATGGGAATCAATGCAGTAGAACTCGTAGACCGTGATGACTTACCTGCTGCAATCTATCCTATGGATCCACGTGACCTACATATCCACAAAAATAATTCCATAGTCAAACAAACAGTAGGCACCAAAGAAACATTCTTCCAGATATATGGAATGAATTACGACCCGGACATAGGCTGGTTTGAAGTAGACAAATACAATGGAACCATGCACCCTGAAGGAACACTCCCACCAGAACGAAAAGCAAACTATGTAATACTCAACAATGAATATGCCAGTCATACCAAAACCTATGGATTAGCAAATATTGTACCTGCATTCAACGCAATCTATGGTGAACTTGGCCGTATGACATACAATAACAAATTCTTTGAAAACTATGGAGTACCAGCATTTGCAGTAACAGTCACAGGGGACTTCAAGGATGAGAAACCAACACTCAAGAATGGTAAACCTAATCCAAAGTACAGGTATGAGAATACACTACGATACCACATAGAGAAAGGTTTGCAGGAATTGGCAGAGAATCCTCACAGTGCACTTGTCATAACAGTACCATCTATCAGTGAGGACAGTAATGTAGATGTACAAATCACCCAACTAGGAACAACAGAGAAAGAAGGAAGCTTCATACAATACCGAAAAGACAACAGGGAAGAAATAGCAGTAGCACATGGAATACCACTAGACCGATTCGGTGTAGCAATCACAGGACCACTAGGCGGAAATGGTATAGCAGAACTCGGTGATGTATACGCCGACACAACACTACCAACTATTATTCATGATAATGAAGAAATAATCAACAGTCAACTACCACGACTTGGAGTAACTGACTGGGAATTCCGACTAGATGACTTCAGGAAGAAAGACCAGCAAAAAGAACTTGACATTGGAATACAACTCTACACACATGGAGCATTAACACTTGGAGAATTCACCACACGATTCGCAGCCAATTACGGTGGACAACTCGAACAAGACAGTCCACTCTACAATCTACGATTGATTAATAATCAGCTCATAGATGAATATGGAAACATACTAGGACAAGAAAGTGTTGGTGATAACTTCCTTGATGACCTGGAAGCAGACCTACTGAGAGGTGCAGAGGAAATAGAAAACACAGACACCGAAGATGAAATGAATAATGTTGATGAGGTTGATACAAGTGAAGACTATCTGGGAATCCTACACACCACAGGAAAAACTAGTACTACTAGCATTGAAAACACGGCAAACAAACACGATACGCACACTATTAAACAGGCAATACAAAGAGCGTTCAACTCTAGAAGACAAGCTAAGAAATGAATTAGTACAATACTTCACCAAACTAGAAAGAATGGTACAAACTACATACCAGAAAGCCACCGAACAGGATATACCATTACATAATATTCAAACACTCATAGACATATGCTTCAAGGACTGGCACAAGGAATACACAGACACAGTCACACACTATCATAAGTTATGTGAAGCATTATCCAAGCGACATATACAAGAGTTAATCACAGTCCAAAAGAAAAAAGCATTAGGACAACACAAAACCCATAAACAAGCATTACTACTACAACCATTCCTCACATTGGATGATAATCCAATACAAGAACTAGCAATAAAAGCACAGAAAAACGGAACACCAGTAACCTTTGATGACCTAAAACTACACTACACCATAGAAGAAAATCCCATAATCACACAAAAACTAGAACAAACCAACTTCCAATTCAGCGAAAAAACAAGACAAAGAGTCAACAACGAAATACACCAGATACTAACCAAAGGACAAACAGAAGGAATAGGACCACGACAAGTAGGCGACCTAATACAAGAACGATTCAGTAAACTCAAAGGATACGAAGCAGAACGAATAGCAAGAACCGAAATCACACGAGCCAACAACACATACAACTACGAACAACTAATCAACGACGACCTCATCGACTACTACCAATGGCTAAGTACAAAAGATAATCGGACAAGAGGACAAAAGAAAGGCGACAAAGCCAACCACCTCAAGATGAACGGTGAAATAGTACGCAAAGGTGAAGCATTCAGTAATGGATTAAAGTTTCCAGGTGATCCAAATGGTCCACCATATGAAATCATTAACTGTCGATGTACACTTGTACCTTATATAATTCCTTGGGATAAAGTGGCACCTGGTAAGACTCACTTCAAGGAATCAGACCTACTAGACAAACCGGAGGATGCAACTCAAACATTCATGTTAGATGCTTTGGAGAGTACTCGGTTGGTGAATGCTCATGATGGTGGATTCAGAGTTAATACTGGTTTCTTATCCAAGGCGAAAGATAAGATTAAACAGGCAGTTGATAAGTTAACTCAACAGACTCTTGATGGTTATATTAATAATATTGATGAGCTTAAACAGAAATTCCAAAAAGAAGTTACTTCACCTATAGCATCTATTGATAAAACCAAAGCAACAAGATTAACATTAACATCCAAACCCGATGATTTCAAAGCATACAATCCGAAAAACATCCAACCAAAACTAAACACACCAAGTCAAACAACCACTAAAACAATACCTGAATTGAAACAAGAAGTAAAACCAATCAAACAAAAAATACAAAAAGCCAATGATGACATAACAGAACTCCATAAGAAAAAAGTAGAAACAAGCGGAAGCACATACAAATTCAAAGAAGACGATGAAATACAAAAACTCAAAGAAGAAATTACAAAAATAGAAAGACAAAATGACAGCTTCGACATCTCATCATTATCACCAGAAAAACAAAAAGAATGGCAAGAATTATCAGCACAATACATTGACGAACTCAAGAACGGTAGCCCTACAGGCCCACAGATGAAGAAACTAAAAGCCAAAGTCAAAGTCTTCATCAGAAGGAACACAAACCAATTCGACATCAACAGACTCACCACAGAAGAACAAAAACAATACCATGAATTACTAGAAAAACACAAAAATGACAAACTAGGACTAGTTGGAAGAGTTAACCTTGAAACACTACGATACAAAGGAAAATTATCCTCAACAAATGCAAAGAAAATCGACAAAATACAAGACAAAATCAAAAAACTAGAACATTCAAAAGAAAAAGCAAGACAAAAAATCCTTGATGGCTATGACAAACAAATACAAACAATAGAAAAAGAACTACACCAACTACAAAAAGAAGAAACCAAAATAGAAAAACTAATCGGTGAACAACACCTAAGAAACAAAACCAAACCATCATCCATAGTCCCCCCATCAAGACAAGTAACCAAACAAGGAAAAACATTCAACAGTTATGATGGAATAGAAAAAGATAAAGAAAAATACCATGACCTCAGCTTAACACTCAACAGCCAAGAAAGTAACAAACCCTACGGTATACGAAAATATAGTGAAGGTAGTGGGCACTTCAACAAATATCTACAACTCAAAAAAGAAGGAAGAACTGATGAACTAGAAGACAACTTCCTAAATGCATTAGTACACCCAAAGAGCATATATAAAATCAAAGATAAAAAAGTATTCGAAGGCATCAACCAATTTGATGCAAAAGACAATCCAAAATTAATAACAGATGCAGTAAAAAAACTCAAGAAAAGACTTCATAACGGTGATAAAGAAATACAAAAATACTATGATGACATAGTAAAAGCATTTGAAAGAGAAGAAAAAGACATCATTGAAAATGCAGTAGAAATACCTGAAAACATAGTAACAGTAAGTGGACAATCACACAAAAGATATGGTCACCTTAAGAAAGGTGATAAATGGGAAGCACCTAAATGTGTATCATCAAGTCTTAGTAATGAACAAACTAATTATTTTGTCAAAAGAAGAATAAAAGATGATGACAAACCAATCAAGATATACTTCTACACTCAAGAGGGAGGTAAACAAGTAGTGATTGGTGAAAGAAGTTTACATCCTAATGAAGCAGAACTTGTACAATTGCCTGGACAAACTGGAACCGTAATTGACACAGGTACTGAAACAGTGGAGTTATCTGCAACTCAAGAAGTGGAAGTGGATACATTACATATCTTGTTAGATGTTATGTAAAGAAAAGTGGAGGTAGTGTATGATGGATCAACAAATACAAACTGAAGAAAGAATTGTGGGACAAACATTTCAGAAAATTTTTGAAGTAGAATACTGGGTGACACAGGATTATGATGATTATCTACTTGAATGGCAAGTTGATGATAATAACCAGGACAAGTCTTTACCTGTATTATTATTCTACTTACTCAGAAAGGATAAACGAACTATTTTAAGAGAATATTATCTTGAACGTTACCAACTTGATGGAATATTGCCTGAATGGGAGACTATTCCTATGTACACGGAGTTGGCAAACTTTATGCAATCAGAACAAGATTATTTCATAGACTTAATAGGTGAAGATTTCCTTGAGTTACTGCATGATGACTGGGAAGAAGTTATACCTGATGGTGCTGATACACCTTACTGTGATTTGGATATGTTCTCTGTTACTGATATTTTACATCTTGATGATTAATTTTTTTTCTCCTCTCCTCTCTTCTACTCCTATATTTTTTTTACATTTTTTTTCTATTTGTCTACATATATAGTAAGAGATTCCAGTGAATCATGTATATAGCATAGAACAATGGAGGACAAAAAAAACATGGATGAATACAGAATAATAACCGCACCAGTCATAATCCCAGAAAAACCAGACTGCGACTACCAACGAGGAGAACCTCCACTCACAAAAGAACAAATACAACACTTCAAAGAGTCCTATGATAATTATCAAATCATAGACTATGACCATCAGATAACTCAACCCGACAGTAGCTGGTATATGAAACAATTAGGCCAACCAGTACAAAGTTGGATAAGTACAACCGACACAACATATACCAACATTGCCGGAAAAACCGAAACAATACCAAGTGGTACATGGTGGTTAAAAGCTCGAATCACAGACCCATTGGCAATACAACAGATAGATGATAGAATGCTAACTGCATATAGCATCACAGTAGGCAACCGAGATTATTGTGACAAGTTCATTCACAACCTCAACACAGCTGTGAAAAATCAGCATCCTGTCCAAGAAAACACTCCTGATGATAATATATTAGCTTATAAGAAAACCTTGATTAAAGATATTATTGACCCGGTAGGGTTCACTGTAAGTCTAACTGGTATGCCTTGTGTAGGAAGTGCCTTGTTTGCCAAGAGGTGTTATGATGAAAGCAAACAATATAGTAATAAAAATGGAGGCGAAAATATGACAGATGAATCAAAAGAAAACAGATTTAGTGTCAGTGAATTACTAGGATTGCAGAAATTATTTGCAAACAAAAACGATGAAGAAGAAAACACAAAAACAGAAGAAGAAACTGGTGACACCCCAGAGAAAGAACCAGAACAAACCGAATCAAAAGAAGACAAATACGTAACCAAAGAAGAATTAGACCAGAAATTCAAATCATTCAAAGAAGAAATCGTAGACATATTTGATGACAAACTAGAAAAAGTAGTTGAGAAACTCACCGTCAAAAAAGAAGAAAAAGAAGAAGAAGAATCTGAAGAAGACAAAAACAGTGATGATGGTGAAACCGCTAACAAACACTCAGTACCATCAAGTCAAATAGACAACACAGATGATGGACACAACCTCAACACTGCAAACAAAAACACCAAAACCGGCAAAGCAAAACTCATGCAAGCATTAAACCGTAAACCAAATGGGGACTACAAATTCCCAAGAAACATCTAAAAGACAAGGTGATTATGTATGAATATATTAGAAAAATTAGATAACATCACTCAATTAGCAAACAAAAGCGACTCCTGGCAACAACTAGCACAAGGAAACGCTTTGCTTAACGCTGAACAAGAAACTGAATTCTACCGTGAATTCCAATACAGTGACAATGCAACAACAGTAACCACAATGAAAAGAATGAACAGAGAATCCAGACAAGCAAGCTTACTCCGTATCAATGGTCGTGTAAGTCACTGGGGATACACCAACGGTACCGACAAAATAACCAATGCAAATATTCCAGAAGCAGAAAAAGAATTCATACCAATCGATGTAACCACAACTAAAATCAAAGCAAAAACCAGCCTCACAGACGATGAAATGGAAGACAACATTGCAGGACAAAACCTACAACAAACAGTCCTTGATGAAATGGGATATCGTCTCGGACAAGAAAATGCACTCTGGAACTTCTGGGGAGACACAGACATAAATGCTAGTGATGATGACTTCCTCTGTAGTAAAGACGGTTGGATTAAACAATCCACCAATAAAATAGTATCCATAGGTAAACATGCAAGTCAAGGAAAATTCGACATCAGCAAAGGAATAACAACAATGTTTGATGCAATGAGAAACGCACTTCCAAAAGATGTATACAACAGCAGACAACAAATGGCATTCCTCTGTCCATTAGAAGTTGAAGATGCATACCGTAACAGCTTAACCAGCAGACAAACTACTCTTGGGGATGACACATTACTACAATGGGATGGACTAGCATACAAAGGAATACCAGTTCTTCACAGTCCAGCTTTGGATGAAACCACATGTCAGCAGAGACATGGAGGAGCTGCAACAGTATTAAGTCCAATCAACAACCTAGAATACAACATCTACAAAGACACTAGAGTAGAACTCAAACGTGATGTAGACAATGAATTAACAGAATTCCACTTCAGATATCGTGGAGCACCATCTGTTGTAAGACCTGAAGCTGTAGTAGTTGCAACTATCAACAGTGATGAACAAGCAGAAATTCAGGAAAACAACAAAGTACAACCATTCTACATGTCTACAATCAGTCAAGCAGACGGCGGATAAACAACCAAAGATAATTAAGGGGAGGGTACCTGGTGGTATACTGCAACATCAACGATATAATAAACGAAGCAAAAATTAAACCTGCACACTTCGGACAGGAAACACAAGAACAACTTGAAGAAAGAGTGCAGAAATGGGCCGAAGAAGCTCAAAGCTGGATTAACGAATACACTGACAATAATTTTCCAGATTATCCTGATCCAGAATTGCCAAGAGTAATCACACTTGTATCAGAGGAAATTGTTCATAATATTATAATCAGCAGACGTGCAAGACAGGATGGACAGTACATCAAAAGTAATGATTGGACACTAAGCACAGTACCCTACAACATCTTCACAGATGAAATCAAAAACATGCTCAAACCCTATATTAAAGCGGATAAGTATTGTCAAAGTAATGTAGACTTCTTTGTAGTAACCGGACGAAAGAAAACACAAACAAAAGATGAGGAGGACTGAATATTATGTCAATGTTTAATGTAGAAGTTGAATCTGATTTTGACTTTGAAAAGAAACTTCCTCAACTTGAAAAGAATGTAATACACCTCGCCGGACAAGTTGGACTCAAAGAAGTACGATACTACAGTCCAGTAGACAAAGGAAACCTAAGAGGCAGTTGGTCTGTTATGGAAGTGGGCAATGTATGCAGACTAAGAAATAGTGCCAAGTACACCGTATACGTGAATGAGGGAACAAGATATATGAAGGGACAACACTTCGTTGAAGAAGCAATAGGCAGAATCAAAGAACAAAGTAGAAGTATTGTCTCACAAGCAATGAGTAAACTCTAACCATTTTGAGGTGAAACGATTGACAAACCATGATATCTCACCATTAGAATCAATATACAATATCATTCATTATTGGCTTCAAAAAGAGATACATCCAGAGGGATTATTATCTGATGTATCATTACTCATCAACTCATCAGCACGATATGATCATTTGGATGCTCCATTGTTATGGATTGAAAAACAAGAAGTAACTCCTACAGTCATTAGTCATAGTAATCATACTTCTCTGAAAGTACCAGTGAGTATTATCTGTTGTGATGAAGTAATTGATACAGAAACTGAAGCAGAAGCTAGTGCGATTAATCTTGCCTGTCGTTGTATAACTGCTTATTATTTGAATATTACTAATCCAAGACCTATGGGACAAGAGGTAACATTAACCAATTTCAAGGTAGAACGAATCTATCCTCATATCCCTACTACTGGTTCATTTGATATTACAAGCAAGACCATGATGATGGCAGCTGCAAGAGTAGATTTAATCTTCACATTTGACATCGACTGGACACGATACGAAACCGTTGTTGAAGATGAATATCAAGTAGTTGATTATATTACGTATGGCGATAATCCAACAGGATATGTTATTGATGAATTCCCTTGAATGACTCTAATCCACCATAATTCCCCTTCCCTGTTTAACCACCCCCATATCCATTTGTAAATATATATAAAATATAAAAAGAAAACTGGAGGAATCAAAAGAAAATGACATTCACAAGACTCCCAGGATTAAAATTCACAGAAACAGTAGCCTCATCTGTAATAAATGAGGCAGAAAATGTTCCACTATTTTTAATCCAAACAAGCGAAGAAATAACTGACCTTGACAATACAATCAGTTACTTCACAGGATTTGATGCATTCCAAACACTAGTGGAAGGTAAAGGATTAACTTACACTACAAAATGTATCGAACAAACATTACAAGAGTACGGAAACACAGCATTCTATGTATACAGTATCAAAACAGATACAGCATTAGCATTTACCAATGCAATCGTGTCTACTGCACACCTATTTGATGTGACAAGAATCATTTATATTGAAGAAGCTAAAAGTGCAAATAATAATAATATCAATGCAAAAATCAAAGCAATACTCATGGGATTAAACCAGACCAGTGAAGGAGGAGCATTCAGAACTGGATTAATAATACCATATGGTACAACAGCAGATGCAGTAGCCAACAAAGCCGCTGCAACAAGTAAAGAAGATGCATTAATAACTTCACTCACAAATACCCTTCAAGGCGTCAGCAATGGAAAAATAGAAATAGCATTGCCTGATGAAAACGCTGGAATTGTAACAGGGAAATGTATGGCAACAGAATACAATGAAGACCCTGGAAGAACAATCATACAATCCGGACTTGAAGAAAGCACATACAATTTCAACGCAACCCAGATGCTCCAATTATTAAATCTTGGAGTATTATTCATCTGGCAAGAAAGATATGCTGGTGGATTCCAATACAAAATATGCTACGGCGTAAACACCGGAGTAATTGATAACAAGAAAGATGATCTAATTGTATGTAGAAAGGTTGTTGATGAAGTACTAAGACAAATTGGATTTGAAGCAGCAGGACTTACAAAAGCACCAGAAACGGAAACAAATGAAAAAGCATTACAAAGTCTTACGGACGATGTTGTCAACAGATTTGTTACTGCTGAAGAGATATATCGTGATGGCACAACACTCACTGCGTCAGGTAATGGAAGAGTATTCCAACTCAATGGTAAAATCAAGCCAATCCGTAGTGCACATAGTATAGAAGTTAACACAACAATCGTATAAAAAAGGGAGTGATTATAGATGCCAACAGTATTTGCAGACCTTACAGTAATAAGAATCTACTGGAGGGGCTCAACCTACACTATAAGAGCAGAAGAAGTCAAAACAGATGACAAACAAAAAAATGAAAAATACAAAGCAACCGAAAGCCATGACCCATACGCTATCAGCTTTGGTGAATGTGAATACAGTATTGATGTAAAAGGTATTAGTCCACAATTCAAACACTTATTCATGTCCTTACGTGAGCATACAAGGGTAGGAAATCAGAAAGCATTCTTCAAATTTGCTACATATGAATACATTGATGGAAAACTCACTCCATTGGAGTATTATGATACAGCATATCTTGAAGATTTAAGCAGAACCAATAATGAACCATTCGATGCGAAAATAGGTTCATTAAGCAGATTATATAGAAATGCTCAAAACAAACTAATCTAGAATAACTAAATTGTATAATGAGGGGATTAAAATGATTTTAGGTCCTCTCATTTTTTTTTAAACACACACCAAAAAAAAATAAACAAACATTATATTTTTAATCATGAAATTCTTCTTTTAAAAAAAGGATTATGATGATAAAAGGGAGGTCCAAATAATGATGAATGAAAACAACTTAGAACAATTTAAAGAGGAAGGCGACACATTAAAAGACATGACAAGTCTAAAAAGGATGCTAGCTCAAGAAGAATGGGTAGATGAAGCACGACAACTACCACTCGAAGACCTGGACGCACAGGAA